TCTGGTTGTTTTAAATCGTCCAGAACGATCTGAATAATCTTGCCGTCATCATCTTGGCAGATTGCTTCATTAACAATATCGTCAATAGCCGATTCAATTTCAGGTTGCATCGCCATTTCACGATAGCGGGATATAAGTTCTACTTCATTTTTTGCTGTACCATCTAGGTCAACATATGTTCCATAATAAGCGGCGGAAGTAATCGTTAATGCACCATCATCGCTTGCCGGTGGGCTAAACGATTGTTGGGTTGATTTTTGGTTTTCTTCCTCTTGACGAGAAATTGTAAAACCAAAGAGACTAAACTTTTGGGCCATATTTTTTTAATTCCATTTCAAAAAACACATAAAAGAGAGGACCTAAGCCCTCTCTTATGTATACAACAAATTTTAGCTTGTTGTGTTAGAAGTCCAGTATTGATATGAGAACGTTACTGTGAATTCTTCAATTGTATCGTTTGTGCCCCAATCTAAATCGATTGGAGATAGGTCAACTGGGAACATGCCAACAAAATTGTATGACTTGATTACACCGTTTGAACCTGCTGTAGCTGTCTTGCTGAATTGGTTAACAGTAGCATCGATAGCATATGGCTGATTACCAGAACCACCACCAATTACGGTAGGTGCCAGTCTTACGTTACCTGCATTGCTGTTGATGCTGTTCATCCAAGATTCGATAGAGTTACGAACTGTGAAGTTTTCATCGTTAATAACTGTTACTGTCCAATCTGCAAATGATCTATTTCCTGCAAACTTTGCTTCACGGCCGAAGTAGTAAAGTGGAACTGTACCGATAGTTGAACCAGGTAGTTGAGCAGCCTTACACAAGAACGAAAAAGGCTGGCCAGATTGGCCAGCGCCGTTTGGTAGACCGGTCATTACAACTTGGAATAAATTCGGACGTGCGCCATCCTGTTGTAACGCACTTGTGAATTCGCTAATTTGAAATGCCATTTTAATCTCCTATTTGTTGATTATTTATTACGCTGTGGTGTTGGTAATTGTGGAGAAGTTAACACCAGTACCAACGGCAACAAAATTCAACTGGATGTAGTTAATAGAACGAGCAGGCTGGATGTAAATGTCACCAACAAACTGGTTGTTATTAACAACAGAAGGAGTGTTATTTGTTGAATCGCAAACAACTTGGAATGCTGTAATACCACGTTGAGATTGAACTTGACGCAAGAATGGAGTTACCAAAGCAACGAATTGTGCTTGTGTAAATGCATCGTTGAATTCAAACAATGAGTATTGAGCGGCCTTAGCAATTGCTTGTTCCAGAACAATGAACAATCTACGAACGTTGATACGATCAAACGCTGAAGGTTGTGCTTGTAGAGTCTTGTCACCAAACAATACTGTGCCCTGACCAGGGAATGAAGCAACAGGGTTAACTGCAACTTGGTACAATGAATCACGGTTACCTTGTGTTGGGTTGAAAGCCAACTTGATAACGTTCTTGATGATACCACGGTTCAGACCAGCTGGAGACCACCATGGACTGTTTTGTGAGTCTGTGTATACACATAGACCAGCAATATCGCCGTTCAATGGAACCCAACGGTATGTGTTGTTGTAACGGTCAAACAAGTATTTCCAACCAGAATCAGCAAAACCGTAAGAACCGGCTGGACCACCAGCAAGAGAACTTAGGCCGCTAATCCATGTTTGAATGCTTGAAACTTCACTTCCTACGTTATTAACAACGGCAGATTGTGGTGGAGAAACAAATGCAACACAGTCTTTACGTGTTGATGCAATAGTGATAGCTTGTGTCTGTACTGCTGTGTTTGTGTATGGACCAGTCATCAACAATGAAATTGATGTTTGTGCTGTATCAGAGAAATATGACATTGCTGTAATAACATCTGCATCAGAAATGGTCGCATCTGTACCGCCAGTCAATGGAAGTGTGTATGAACCAGATAATGTTGCAAAGCTGGTGTTAGCCGCTGTTTTGCCCCATGTTGCGTTTGTAGATGAGTAGTTAACTGGATCCACCGCATAGATGTATTTTGAGTTATTGAAAACTGCATTCTTGTAGTAGCTAGATTGGCCGTTTTGGTCAATAGCATCAGATGCTTTAGATAGGAAAGGGAATGTTTCTAGAACAGTACCTTTAACACCAGAGAACAAACCGCCAGTGTCAACAACCGCAATGTGGATTTGGTCGTTTGCACCACCAACTTGTTTAGTGTTGTATGATGTGCTTGGTAGACCGTTGAAGTAACCAGCCAAAGAAATTGTGCTTGCGTTTGCAGTTGTTGTGTTAGAAACTGCAACGTTCCATGCCGCAAATTGTGCCTGGCTTGAGCCTGCATCAATAACAGAAACTGTCAATGAGTTACCCAATGCGCCAGGGAAACGAGCCATGAAAGCGCCGTATGTGTTGCTGTTTGGACCTGCTAACAAGCTGTACTGGAAGACATCTTTGTTTGGAACTTGATATCCTGTTCCAACTGCTGTAGAGTTCAATGTTCCTGTATCAACCGCACGAACAACTTGAAGGTTGTTGCCGTAAGCCAAGAACGAAGCCGCTGTAAAGAAAGATGCGGCAGTATTACCATCTGGAGAACCAAATGTATTGATAAGTGTTTTTTCAGTGTCAATCTGAGTAATTTTGTTTGCTGGACCCCAAGTAAAGGCACCTGCATATGCACCGGCCGTAGTTAGAACTGAAGGTACAACTGTTGTTAAGTTGGTTTCTGTTACAAGTACGCCTGGAGATAATTGAGCAATTTGAGCCATTTGTTTCTTCTCCTTGATTATTCTGTTATTGGTAGTTTATACCATGTGAATATTTATGAAAGACCATTTTTACAGATTTCGTAACATGTCTCTGACAAAAGAGGCATACGTGTCTCCACCAATGCTGGAATCCCATAAATCGCCGTCCATAAGTTCTAAATTGTGTTCTCTGCCATCTTCAATGATCGGTGCAGGCAGAGTTTCATCATCAATTTGGTTTAAAGTTTCAAGTTGAAGTTGCTTACGGATATCGTGGCTTACGATTTCTTTAAAGTATTTCTGTGTTGTTGCCCATGCAAATAACACTAATGTCATAACTAAGTCATCATTTGCACCTTCTTCTGCCGCAAAGGAGTTCTTGTCTTGTACGAATGTGGTCAATTCTGAGATAGTATCAAAATCATTGACCTGGAGTTTGTCACCCTCAATCAACATCTTTAGGTTAGAGCAACCTATACGTTTCACTTGTGGGGACATTTTTAAACCTAACTGTACACCTCTTGCAAAGCCAGCAGACAGTTGTTGTGGTTTCTTGTTACCTGTGAATACCTTCCACAAGTTCTCGTACTCCAATTCCGCATGTAGAATCTCTGCAATCTGTGGTGTATTGTTAATTTCAACCAACACATACGCATCGTTATATAATCTGGCCGCATTATAGATTACAGTTGGAAACAATACCGGATGAATTGAAGAACTTCGGTATGTTGCAACTTGTTTGTACGGCAAGACAGAAATGTCAAAGACTGAGAATGCCGATGCGTCTAAGTTCTTGCCCTCCGATACGTCAACACAGATGGCATACAAGTGATCTTTCTGTTTCTCTCCATCTTCTTTGATTGGCATCTCATATATGTTGACATTATCGTGTGTTGAAGATGGGTCTATGTACACCATTTGAGCCAGCTTTTGGCCAGAAATCAAAGTGTTTGTAGAACCCAAGAACTCACATTCAAATTCTTGTCGGAACTGTTCAAGTGAAGTGTTGCGAATAGTTTCTTCTTTCCACTTCTCATCTCTTCCTGGTACCATTGACCAGTGGATTTCAAATGGCTTATAACCGTTTTTCTTACCAATAGCATCCATCCACAATTTGTAGAACAGATTCATGCCGTTTGGAGTAGAAACAATAATAATCTTTGTAGACTTACCGGATGAGATAACAGGATAGACAGAGTTAAAGAATTCATGTGCAATGTTTCCAGGAACGAAAGCAAATTCGTCCAAGAATACACAGTTGAAAGATCCACCACGAACTGCTGAGGACGATGTGGATGCTGCCATAATCTTAGAACCGTTCTCAAGTTCTACGTTACCCTTGTTCCAGGTAATGATGCCTTGCTGGAGCCACATAGGAAGATTTTCATATGCAAGCTGGTATTTGGCCAGAATGTCTCGTGCCAGTGAGCCTTTGTTGGCTAGAACTGCAACGTTTTGTGTATCTGAGAAAAGTGTTAGCCAAAGCAGATATGCAACAGATGTGGTAGTTTTACCAACCTGACGAGGGCACTTAGTGATAACGAAACGATTCTCATGGAACAAACGAATCATGTCTCGTTGAAAGTCCCACATCTCAAAGGGCATTAAACCCCTGTCAACGTTAACGATTTGTATGTAACGTTCTGCGAAGTAAACCGGATCTTTTGCACATTTAATATATTCCTCAACCTGCTCCTGCGTAAATTTTATCTGTACGCCAGCTTTTTTGAGTAACGGATTATCACGATACGAATCACGAGAATCTAGGGTCATTGTTTACCTTTAATCAACTTGTTCAATTCTGAGGTTGATCCAACAAAAATGGCCTTGTCGATTGTGGTTGAACCTGTTGGTGAATTCTTTTTATCCATATCACGCATTTGTTTCTGTACGGACAAAAGTTCTTTGTTTGCATCTACCACGTTCTTTAGCAAAGTTCCGTAAACCTCGAAAGCACGAGGGTGTTGGCTATTCTTTGCTACTTGCAGAATTTCTTCCATAGCATCTTTACCCTGGTCAATCAAGTCTTGTAGATTGGCCTTTGTCTGCTCATATGCATCAGCTAAGTCTTCTTTCAAATTGTCTTCAGATATTGCCGCAGGCAAAACTTCCTTCTTTACAACAGGAACCGGTGCAGGCTCAACACTGGTTGCAACATCAAAGATTTCTTCCATATTTTTTTCAAATGTACTCATGGTTTTTCAGTTATGGTTGTCGTATATGTATAAATGCTGTTTGCATTTGCATTAGATGGATTAGGAGTCACTGCAATATTGGCGTATTGTTTTGGCACTACGTTATAACCATATAATGTCCAGTTTGCATTGTTTCTGGAACCAATAACTGGTTTACCTGTAATAAAATTACCCTTGGCGGTTGTTACAACCAATTGTTTATTTGTAGAACTCCAATCAACAACTTTTGCTGTTGCGGCCGACATCGCCAATGATGCTCCTTGATAAATCATTTCTCCAGGAGAATAGTTTCCTGTTCCACCAGCATTGACGTTGAATACCACATTTTGTGAATCTTCAATATCATTCAAAACATTTGTGAAAGATGTCTTAATAATTCCTAGAGAAGCATCAGAAGAAGCACCAAAAACAAAACCCTTGACTGTGAAATTCAGTGTCCAGATAATCATTCTGGTGTCATGGTCTCTATCACCTTCATAGTCAACGTTATAATCCACATTCTTCAGAATGATTGGTACTTCTTTAACAATTCCCATTTCAGGAATCATGTTTACCTTTACTGTGTAATCTGGTGCAAAGAAGGGTAATATGTGTTCGATGATTTGGTTTCCGTCTTCAATGTTGCGAACATAAAGGTATAAAGAAAAATCGAAATCGTAAGGAACAGGCGCATATTGTGAAAGTGTGTTTTGACCAGATTGGGCAAAGTTTCTAGTATTAGTTATCTGCTTTCTGGAAGAGTCATATGCCATACCTGTCATTTCAAACGACATGCGAGGCAAAGTCATTTGAACTTTTTTGTCCAAGTCTGGGTCACCTTGCAGACGCATCACATACAATTCTTTGGCCGCATAATCGATAGGAACAATGAATCTTTCTTGTTCAGACAAATCTGGATTGTAACGAACTAAAGTAATATTATTAAACAAGTCACCAAAAGCAACCGTCAACTTACGTATCATTCTATTGTAATATACATTAGCCATTATAGACCACCAATCGGATTAGTTTCTGATGTGTTTACGTATGTGCTTGCAGAAGTTTGTATTACGCTGTTATCGTATGGCTCTTTGATTGCAGGAGCTTGTAAAGGATCAAATGTGGCCAAAACATATCTTGCATTGCTTGTTGAACCAATAATAGTTTGACCATCGATAAACTCTCCAGCAATGTTTGTCACCGACAGCGTGTTGGATGAAGGAATCCAAGATTGAACTGTTGCAATCGATGATGCATTTGCATATGTGTTGTCTGGAGATTGGAATACCAATTCTTTTATGGTGTATGTGCCTGTTCCGGCGCCAGTATTGAGGTGTAAAGTGTAAGCAGAATCTGTAACTGCTTGGTCAATTTCTGACACACCAGTAGCAATAACTTCTTGTGAATACTTGAATTTCTCTAGGCTCAACTCATAGTGGTATGGATTCTTACGGCCTAACATAAATCCGTCTAGGTTCTGGTCTGCAAACTTGATTTCATAAAGTTCACCACCACCGTTCAAGAATGGAATGTAAACGAGATCACCTTCACGAGGTCTGCTTAACATGGGGCCTCTATGTGCAAATGCTCTACGTGAAACAAGAACGCTAACTTGGTTGCGAATTTCTAAGCCAAACTTAGAAAAGAAGTCTTTTTCACCTTCATGACCCATCACACTTGTAAGATACATTTCAACCGGGAAAGCTGTGTTGAATTGTTTGACTGGATCTTCACCATAAATTAAATCTCTGGATGCATCATTATCATTAGGTAGATAAAATGCATTGAACCCCATCATCTGAATTGCTTCATTGATTAGGTCTTCGACAAGTCTTTGCTCATCATACTTGGCGTTATAATTATTAAAATATGGTGAAGTTGCCATTTTAGTTCATAAACCATTCTAGTGGACCACCATAATTGGTAATCATGTCTTCCTCTAATCTTTTGATTTCACCTACTGCTTCATCAAAAGTTTCTTTTCCGTTGAGTATCACACCACCTGGTAACTGAACGCCACCAAACTTCTTCATGTTCTCACCCCATGTTCTCTTGATGAGTTGGGTTGCATATTCTTTTAACCAACGATCATTCCATACGTTTGGATATGTGTCTGGATCAATTGCACCATAACACTCTGCAATGACTGCTTGCCCGGCAGAAATCT